ACCAAAAAAAGGATTATGTTTATTATTTCCTAGTTGGTTACAACATTGTGTTATGCCATTTTTTGGAGAAGGTGAAAGAAGAACTATGTCAGCTAATTTTAATTTAGTTGATAAAAAAAATTAAACAAACGGAGTATATTATGAAACTAAGTGACCACACTATTGAAGTGTTAAAAAACTTTGCGACAATAAATCAAAATCTTGTCATCAAAGAAGGTAGTACCTTGTCAACAATGTCTGCTATGAAAAACATTGTTGCAAAAGCAGATGTAGAAGAATCATTCGATAAGGAAGTAGCAATCTACGACCTAAATGAATTTCTTGCTTCTATATCTTTATTTACAAGTCCTATTTTAGATTTTAAAGAAGGGTTTGTAACTATTAAAGAAGAAAGTAGTCCAAAGAATTCTTTGAAATATTTTTATTCAGACCCATCAGTTGTTACTACACCAAGTAAAACGATTACTATGCCAAGTAAGGAAGTATCGTTTACATTGAATGGTGAAAACTTAAACAAACTGAAAAGAGCTGCTGGTGTAATCCAAGCACCAGATTTAGTCTTAGAGAAAAAAGATGCTGATGTATTCTTAACAGTTAAAGATAAAAAGAATGATACTGCAAATACATTCTCTATAGATGTTGATACAACAACAGAAGGTAGTAACTTTAAATTTTACTATAAAGTAGAAAATCTAAAAGTAATGGAAGGTAACTATGATGTGGAAATATCATCAAAGAATATCAGTCATTTAAAATCTACAAATAAAGATGTTGAGTATTGGGTTGCACTTGAACCAGAATCAACTTATGAATAACAAATTGGATTATATATTATGGAAACTTTTTTATGGGTTGAGAAACATCGCCCAAGCACTATCAACGATTGTATTTTACCTGAGAACTTAAAGAAAACTTTTAAAGACTTTGTAGAAGACAAACATATACCAAACTTAATTTTATCAGGTGGGCCTGGCGTAGGTAAGACTACTGTTGCCAAAGCAATGCTTGATGAAATTGGTGCAACATCATTACTCGTAAATGGTTCAGAAGAATCTGGTATTGATGTTCTTAGGAATAAAATTAAAAACTTTGCCTCAACTGTATCACTAGAAGGTGGTCGTAAGTATGTGATACTTGATGAAGCAGATTATTTAAATCCTCAATCTACTCAACCTGCCCTTCGTGGGTTTATGGAAGAATTTCACAAAAACTGTGGGTTCATTCTTACTTGTAATTACAAGAACAGATTAATAGCACCACTACACTCAAGATGTAGTGTGATTGATTTTATTATTCCAAAGGTTGATAAACCAAAACTTGCCAAAGAATTCTTTGGTCGTGTTAAAAACATTCTTGAATCTGAGAATGTAAAATACGAACCAAGAGTTATAATGGAAGTGTTAACTAAATACTTTCCAGATTGGAGAAGAACATTAAACGAATTACAAAGATACTCTACTTCAGGTGAAATAGATGCTGGGATTCTTGTAAACATATCAGAGGTAAATATAAATGAACTTATGGTTGCACTCAAAGAGAAAGAATTCACAAATGTGCGAAAGTGGATTGTGCATAATCTTGACAATGACCCTGTACGCATTTTTCGTAGGATTTATGATAATCTTTACAATCATGTGGATGGTAGTACAATACCTCATGCAGTTCTTATACTCGCAAAGTATCAGTATCAGTCAGCGTTTGTTGCAGACCAAGAAATAAACTTACTTGCTTGTCTAACAGAAATCATGGTGGAAGTAAAATGGAAATAGATAATGTATGAATTAAAGGAATACCTCAAAGCAATCAATACTTCCAAAGAAAAACTTATGGATGGTGAAGATGAACAATGGGAAAAGAAATATCCAGCATACATTGTAAACAAATGTCTTGCCCCCTTTCAAGACACCATCTTCCTAGTTAATGAGATGAATATGAATCATCAACTAGATAAGAAATTGCAGTTTGATTTTTTACTAAATACTCTTAGAACAAGGTCAAGATATACGCCTTGGTTGAAAGCAAAGAAAGAAACGTATTTAGAATGTGTAAAAGAGTATTATGGTTATGGTAATGAAAAAGCTAAGTCAGCTCTTAATATACTAAATGATGAACAAATAAAAACTATTAAAAGTAGTTTGAATAAAGGTGGTAAACATGGAAAATAATGTAAATTGGAAACAGGAGCATATGTTTGAGGTTCTATTAAAAGAACCAGACGACTTCTTAAAGATTAGAGAAACATTATCTCGTATCGGAGTTGCTTCACGAAAAGAAAGAAAGTTATATCAGTCTTGTCATATACTTCATAAACAAGGTAAGTATTACATAGTACACTTTAAAGAATTATTCGCACTTGATGGTAAGGACACAAACTTATCAGAAAATGACATTGCAAGAAGAAACACAATAGTAAAACTTCTAAGTGATTGGGGATTAGTAGAAATGAAAGCTACACCAGAACCTATCGCACCACTAAGTCAAATTAAAATCATTTCTTTTAAAGAAAAGGATGAGTGGATATTAGAAACTAAGTATAACATAGGTAAAAAAAGAGAGGCATAATTATGGCTTATTCAGATAAAGTTTTAGACCACTATGAGAATCCTAGAAATGTAGGAACTCTTGATAAGGAAGACCCAAATGTTGGAACAGGTATGGTTGGGGCGCCGGCATGTGGTGATGTTATGAAACTTCAAATTCAAGTTGATGACAATGGTATCATAACAGATGCAAAATTTAAAACATATGGATGTGGTTCTGCAATCGCATCATCAAGTTTACTAACTGAATGGGTACAAGGTCAAAGTGTAAAAGAAGTTGCAAAAATAAAAAATAGTGACATTGCAGAAGAACTTGCATTACCACCTGTAAAAATTCATTGTTCAGTTTTAGCAGAAGATGCTATCAAAGCTGCACTTGCAGATTATCAAGGTAAGCAAGAAGCAATGGGTAAATGGAAACCTGAATAAATTATGGAAAACTTCAAATCGTTCATTACAGAAGAAAGTGGTGAAAAATATAATGTTTTAATTATTTCAACCGAACATGGTGAAAAATCCATAACGGCAGATAGGTTGCAGAATGAGGCAAAAAAACTAGGACTTCCATATTATACTGTTAAAATGAATGGCACTCATCTTCAATTTGCTGGTGGTAAGTATACCATTCACAAAGATGATGATAAAAAAGGATTTGTAATAGATAGATATAATACAGTTTGTTTTATGAGAGGTACACCAAGTAGAGATAGTTATCTTGATTTAGTTTCACAAATAGAAAAAATTGGTATTCCAATAGTGAATAGTCGTTTATGTATAGATGTATGTGCAGACAAATATAGAACATATCTAAAACTTAAAGACTTTGGACTTGACCAACCAAAAACTGAATTGTGTCCATCAGCAGAACAAGCTGAAGAATCATTTAAAAATCTTGATACAAAATACCCAATTATATTAAAAACTCTAAGAGGGTCAAAAGGTATTGGTGTTTTATTTGTTGAAACAGAAAGGTCACTAAGTTCTTTAGTTCAAACTTTATATAAAGTAGATACAAAATCAGACCTTCTAGTACAAGAATATATTAAAACAGACCATGATATAAGAGCCATTGTTCTTGATGGTAAAGTAATTGCAGTTATGCGTAGAGATACAGTTAAAGGAGATTTTAGGTCTAATGCATCACAAGGTGCAGAAGTTAAACCATTTAAATTAACAAAATTAGAAACTGACCAATGTGTCCATGCTGCTAAAGCTGTAGGTGGAGTATTTACAGGTGTTGATTTTATTCCTTCTAAAAATAGAGAAACTGAAAATCCAAAATTTTTAGAAGTTAATAGTTCACCAGGCACAGAAGGTATTGAAGATGCCTCAGGTTTAAATATAAGTAAGATAGTATTAGAATATTTTATGGATGTAAAAAATAGATATCCTACTCCTACCGAGTGTGGATATTATGAATCTATAACCATCAACCCATTCGGTTCTCTTGTTGGAAAATTTGATACAGGTAACTCAAAGCGTAATGTACTACATGCTGAGGATGTAAAAGTAGTTGGTGATAAGATTACCTTT